GCCGATACCAGTTACAACTCCTCTACCAGTGGAAAGGGCTTTGTTGTTAAACGCATCGACCAGAATGTCTTCGGCTTCTTTGGCGGTTTTCTCCGCGCCTTCACCAACCAAATTGTTGAGCAGTGGGAACTTGCTGAACAGTGGTTTAAAAAATTGAAACCCGATCTGATCCAGTTTGGTCTGACCGTATGCAGCCACCAAGGCTTTTGGCAGATCAGTCGCTTGAGGATCTTCACCCGCATCAATTTGTTCTTGCTGGGTCTGTGCCTGACGAGTCAGATTACCGATTGCGTTTTGAGCGCCAAGGACACCGTAACCGACCAAACCCGCTGTACCCGGAGCCTTCGTCAAAATTTTGGCGAGACCTGCAGCCGCACCCGGAGCAGCGAGATAACCAGCTAGGCCACCTCCTGTACTCCGCAACCAATCTACAAAATCACCGGCAGTGCGAACTTCTGATAAAGGGATGGTTTCGTATTCAGACTCGGCTGTTTTGAGTAGATCCTCACGTGCAGCAGGACCCGCTTCACCTTTAGCCACACCAAACCGTGCTGCCGCCGGGAGTCCGAGAATTGTGCCTGCGGCTTCTTTAGCCGAGGAGAAAAACCCAGCACGTTCTTTAGGTGTTTCAGCCGCGCCTTCTTCAGGTGCTGGGGCCGGAGTTTGTTCACCACGCAACGCACGATAAGCCTGAGCGACCGCTTTGAATTCTGGTGTTTCAATTTTGTCTTGGTTTTCCATCAGGTACTGGGCGTACCGTACCAAGCGCGATTGATTGTCAGGCTGGGGCGCTTCTTGAGCAGGCTCTTCAAAACGAGTGTTGAGCGGCAGAGCAGCAATCTGTTCCGTCGTCATGCCCGTGAGTTTGGCGATGCGAGGAGCTTCCTCCAGCGGTACCACTTCAGGTGCAGCTATGGGCTGTTTCGGGTTCTCCGTCACGCCCGGGGCGAGTTCTTTCTGCCCGCTCGCGGACTGCGCTGCCATCAGGTATTGATCTGGCGCGTAGGGGTCTTTGCCGTTCTCATGGGCGACGATGGCAGAGCTAAGCTTCGCCAACATGTTTGGGTCTTCAAGATCTAAAGGCTGTGTCGGGTCGATACCCAGCTTTTTAGAGACCGAGTTGATGTACGCAACCGTGTTGTTTTCAGTAGCCGGTGCCCACCGAGGGATGATGTCCTCGACAGTCTGCAGACCGTACTTACGAGCGTAGTTAAGGAGATTTAAAGACAACGCCCGGAGACCATGCTCCGGGGTTTGGAACGTCTCAAACCGCTCGTCTTCTCCCGCTATCTTTCCGAGCCAAGGGATGTCAGAAAGAACGATGTTGCCCGGATTGTTATTCCGAAGCCCACGCGGGAGATCTGCCATAGTTACTTCCCAGTGCCAAGTGCCGATTCCACGATGGCGTCAACTGCTGAGAAGTCGAGGTCACCGCTCGCCGGATTGTACTGAATTCCAGCCATGTAGGACGGAATTTGCATATTCATCTGCATCTGCCGTTGGATCAGTGTATCCATTTCTCGGAGCGCATCTTGCTGCTCTTTCGGACTCTTGGCCTGCGTGTACTTCAATTGAGCAGCCATATAAGCCGGGGATTCACTGATTTCTTTTCGAGCCTGAGCGGCCAACTGACCTTGCGCTCGTATCTGAGCATTCTGCAGCGAACTTGCAGCCTTTGCCTGTGCCAGACCCATACTCGTTTCAAGCTGAGCCTGAACAATCATCAAGCCACGGGCATTGTCACGAGCCTTCTCAGCACGGGCCTGAGCGTTCTCAAACCGCTTCAATGCAGAGCCACGGAGTTCGCCCTGCGAAGCTTCACGCAGTTGCTCCATATCCAACGTGAACTTATCAAGTTCCTTCTGAGCCTTTTCTCGCTCTTGACCAAGGAACTCTTGGGCCTTCATGTAGCCACCAAGTCCTGCAACGGCTGCAGTGAGGAATTTCTGCACCTCGTTACCCGGCTGTCCGCCCTTAGCCGCTTGCTCAGCCATCGCCAAACCAGCAGCCACTAAGGTACGACCAAAGTTACCTTCCTTGCTCTTCTTGAGAGCCTCCATGCGCTCGGTCTTGATGCGGTCGCCTTCAGTAAACATTTTGCTGAATGGGCCAGTGCCCTCTGCTTTAGCGCGTTTAAGGAGCTTCTGGTACTCGCTGTCTTCCGTAACCGCGTTCTCAAGTGTGGCGCGAGCCGTCTCAATTGCAATCGGAATATCAAACATGCCCTGACGGGCCTTAGCCGGAACAGCAGCGCCGCCACCAGAAGGTTTCGGTTTAGTTGCAGGCTTAGCTTCTGGTTTGGCTTCGGCCTTCCTCTCTGCAGCACGTTCAGCTTCGCGATCTCCAAAGATGCCAAGAGTGGCTCCAGAGAACAACGAGCTAAACATATCGCCAATATCGCTCGGCTTCGGTGCCGACTTCGCGGAGTACGCAATGCCCATCGGACCAGCCGAAATAACCGGACCCGTGTCAGCACCTTCACCACGCTGTGCTTCAGCCCGCTCGCCTACGTCAGAGATCATCGCACCAACGCCGCCAGCAACGGCAACCGGACCTAATGCAGCGAGGCCACGACTAATTCTTCCCGGCTTTTTTACATCAGGTGTAGCCGTCGTAGGCCTTCTATCCGTAACAACATCTCGTCCTGAAGTTCTATCCACAGTGACATCGGGTCCGGGTAGCCCTCTAATACCGCTCGACTGTCCTGCACGATATGCGGTGGCTTCACGTTGCACTATGCTCGGGCGGTCAGGGTATACCAATCGGCCCCCTTCTATTTTGGCTCCTTCAAGGCGTTTTCCAGAGGCTTGCCTAAACGTACCGTCTTCCAGCTTGTGCCAAAGATTGCCTTTGTCATCAACAATATTTGTGACGACACGCTTTCCTTCCGGAACGTCTTCAATCAATTCCGGATAATTCTCAAGGCCGATACCGTAACTACCCAGCCCCATTCTTCCTTCGGCTGCTTTTTGCCGCATCATCTGCATACGGATTTGTTCCGGAGTCAGGCGCGGCATCATGTCATCAACGAGGTCACCCGAAGCAAACGCAACGATCCCACCACCAGCAAAGCCGGGTTGGAATCCCGGAGTCGGGAGGTTCGCGATGCCTTGGTAGGCTTGGTTCAATTGATCCCGGATCGTCATCTGGGGAGGTTTGCGCTGCATCTGCCGCAACTGTGAAGCCTGAGCCATCATGGTCTCAAGGTCAGGAGAGATACCGTCGAGTAAAAGCTGCTCTGTATAGGCAACGGCCTGATCCGGCGGCATACCGCTAGATTGTTTTTGTTGAACTGACGCTTCGGCGGCACGGCCAAGGGTGCTAATCGGTCCCATCATGATCAACTACCTCCGAATCCGCCCAACAGTCCACCAAGTCCCGCAAGACCCAGACCGCCGACGATGCCGCCCAAACTTGGGGGAGCTTGATAGCGTTGCTGAATCGCAGCAGACGACGGCGTACCCCGGAGAATATCCGAGAAGAAGCCCAACTGCTGGAACGGCAACTGCTGCTCGTTGAGGAACTGCTGGTAACGGCTGGCAAGATCCTGCTGGCCCAACGCCTGAATCTGAGATCCAGCGCCAAGCTGAGCCTGATTGATACCCATCTGCTGGCCGTACTGCTGCTGACCAAGACCGCCCAGAGTTCTAGCGGCATCCAATTGCTGCTGAAGCCCTGAGAGACCGAGTCCTGCACCAAACTGACGAGACTGCTCGCGTAACTGAGAACCGGCTAAACCATACTGTGCCCGCATTGCAGCATCTTGAGCGGCTTGAGCCTGAGCCTGTTGGAAGGCGTTTTGAAGTCCGGTAGCTTGAATTCCGCCAAGCTGCTGCTGAAGATTACGTTGTCCTTCTGACCGCAAAAGAGCCTCACGAGTACCGCCCTTAGCCCCCGCACGAGCCGCTGCTGCAGCCATGCCCGGAAGCTGCCGACCGTAGTCCTGAATTGCCTGACTCTTTTGCTGCTCAACTACGCCCTGCATATAGGGCGACATGTAGGATTGAATGCCGCCGGGCTGTTGAAGCGGAGAAGAATAAAACTGCGTGTCCGCCATCGGACTGTATTCCCCAGCCTTTTCAGCACGAAGTCCAGCCAAACCGGCCAGCCCCGTAGCCTGACCAATCTGAGAGGCAGTTCGCATCCCCGCCACATCACGAAAAGCCTGTTCTTGGAGAGGATTGAACTCCTCCACCATTTGGCCCTGATAGGGCTGGAATCCCCGGCGGGAAAGCTTTTCACTCTCGCCAAGCAAACGCTCAGCGTAGCCTTTAGCCCAGTCCGGGATGTTAGAAGTAATTTGTGTCGTTTCGGTCGGGGTAGCCATTTTTAACTCCTATTAGGCGGGCATGTACTTCCGGGCTTCTACTTCCGGAGCCTGCCTCTCACGACCGGTACGCGCTTTGCGAATCCGATCCATCATTGCATAAAGTTGTTTTGCGCCCGCATCGGTCGAGCCGTTACCAAGGTGGGACACCACATCTGCCGGAATCACGAATTCGCCGTCTGCAAGTCTAGCTTCTTGGTGCCCGCTAATGTTGGCCTTGATGTCATCAGACATCCCGTCGCCCGCCCCGTTAACGAGTTTACCGCCGACAGCGTACTGCTGCAGGGAGCCAAGACCGCCTTGGGCATAGCGGGGAACCATACCACCACCGGCCATACCAACTTCTTGCACTTCAACCGAGTAATCCGGTTCGTAGCCTTCTTCAGACTCAACTGGGTTAACTAGGTTTCGCAAAGTGTAGTTTTGGTTGGAAGTCCACGGAATAGCTGAGCCGCCACCAGACGGGGCTGAACTCGTGGGCGGAGGTTGAACCGGCTGATCAGGCACTTCTTCAACTTTGACCGTGGCTTCCTTCTCCTTCGGCGGTTCTTTCTTGAAGAAATACTTGTACGCTTCGTAGGCAAGCGCGGTTTCAGGAGAAAGTTTTGCCAGCATCTCAATCAGGTTAGTGCCAGCTTCCGCCGCTTTGCTCGCCGCTTCTTTATCGCCTTCCTTCTCAGCCTTCTGCTGCGCCTCAAAGTTTTTCAGGATTTCATCAACAATAGGCTTACTCGCATCGGCCACCTGTTCAGTGGTCTGCGGATTGATGAAGCCAAGCTCGACAAAGTCGTAGCCGTACGGGTTTTCCCTGTAGCTGACAGATCCAGTTCTTTCAGGTTCCGAAGTCAAGTTCAAGTAATCTGGAAACCGTACGTCCTGAAGAACCTGATTGATATCCGGTTGATACATATCCTCCTCCGTGAAATCCGGAACAATCAGATCTTCAATCGGAGTTACTGAAATTTCAGTTTCTTTTTCAGGTTCCGGGGTCAAATTCAAATAATCCGGGAACGGAACATCGATATCGGGCAGATACATTTCTTCCCGAGTTACATCCGGAACAATCAGTTCTTCAATCGGAGTTACTGTAATCGTAGGGTCGGGTTCTGTATTCACGTAATCCGGATACGGAATATTAATAACAGGTGTTGGATTGGGCGCGACAGAAGTAGGCGGAGTTAACTCTTCTTTTGGTTTGTCCTTTTTAGGATCGGTAGGATCAGGATCAGGATTTATAAGATCAATAGGAGTACCTACCGGCGGTCTAACCGGCGACGGCGGAGGAGTGATCGGAGGTGTGGGTTTATCGGGCGTTGTAGGTTGTGTGTCCGTAGTAGGCCCATAAGGCTGATACGGTCTCTTTAGTCGCGCTCGCAATGCATCCAAGTACGCCTGCAGGGCAGAAGTATCCCGAGGCGCGGTGTTAGGGGGGACTAGCAGGCTTTCGTAATAGCCTTTGAGTCCGGATCGATCCTGCGTGAAAGAGGGCTGATAGGTAGTAACGGTTTGGGGGAGCACAGCGCCCGGAGACACCATAACCTCGCCGCCATCAGCGAATCTCTCTTCCCCAAAGATCATGCCGCCACCGGCATACCCCGGATACTTGTCTGTAAAGTAGCCCGGTTTAAACAGCCACTCGCCGTAGCCCTTGCCGTAGTTCGGGTTGTAATCGCCCGGGATGTAGTAGCGGGGCTTCGACATCTGCCCGCCCTTCATATCTTCTTCGTCAACGGTCGGAGTCAGAGCCGCTTGGATGCCAAGCGAAGTAGCGTACTTAGACGCCATCTTGCCGAACGGACTCGTGTAACCGCCCTCCAATCCGGTCGTAAACGCCTTGCGGCCCTGCTCAGTGGCTAGGCCCTTGATACCCTCGAAGATCCCCGACTTGCTCGGCTGGGGTGTGACTGGAGATACGGCAGGAAGCGGAGTGGTAGTCTGCGGTAGCCTAACGCCAAAAGTCTGTTTATCGAGATCGGGCTTGTCCAGATCGTAGCCCATCAACTCGTCTTCTTTCAGACCCAACTGCTGTGACAAAGTCTTGGGAGGAGCCATCCGCACTGCAGCAGCCCGACGTAAACCTTCGCTGATGTTCGATCCGCTATAGGCGCTGAACCCGGCATTTAAACCTTTCTTAAAACTGCCCTCGATAAGGCCCGTCGCGCCGCCGACAATCGCGCTTGTAGCAGTCGAGCCAAGGCCCGGGAACACCCGATTAAGGGTAAATCCTGCGATGGCAGGGAGGATGGACTTCAAGAACCCGGCTTCCGGCAGACCCGTGTGGGGATTAAGCGTAAGAGAGCCGCCCGCAGCTTGGGCAATTGACTGCAAACCCCGAACTTCCCCGGGAGTCATGTGGACAAGAACTTTATCTTCCCCCCGCCCCTGAGAAGCGAGAAGGCCAGCTAGCCCGGCCATGTTAGGGTTTCGATTCATACTTCCCTCGCGGGGTCAAGTTGTCTGAATAATATCATGTAGCAGCCTGATAAATAGCCGAGCCGTAGTTTGACACCCAAACCACGCTCAAGATGATGGACGGGATGGCTGGCCTGTTGTTAGTAGCTGCCACGTACGGAATGATGACATCGGTATCAGCAGACTCCCAAGCCAACTCAAAGTAGTCGTTGGCCTCCATCACAAGCACAAAGTTCCACGCCGCCACGATCTCGTTGTTTGGGCCGTCGATAACGATTTTGGTATTTGAGTCCGGTACGTTGACTCCATTAATCCGGGGCCAGATGTAGACCGCGCTCGCACTACCGCCAGACTTGTCTAGCTGAGCAGAGAACTGAAAGTTGTATACACCAGTATTGGCGACGTAAATTTTGGAAGTCGGGGTACCACGAGTAACTTCGTAGTCCGAAACGACCGAGTTAAACGTAAAAAGATTGACCGTATTAGCTACCGGGTTCGTCTGCGTCGTAGTGTCGAAATACGAAGCGTGTGGAGTAGGCGCATTGATTCGGTTTGAGACTTGGTTGAAGTACAGACGCAGGACGTTATTGAACTGCTCCATACCACGCTGATCGTATTGCCGAAGCGCAACTGGCAAATTTGGCGGAACTACACCACGTGGAGTTGTCATTATCGGCGACCGTCCGGCCTGATATCAAGACGCAACGCACCCACTTGCCACGACACGCCAAGCCCAGAAGACCCGATACGTACGGCCATCTGCCTACCGCGAACCCGAGTAAACAACTGCTCGGTATAGATCTCGTACGGCAGTACTGCCGTGGCATTGACCTGTTCTATATCAGGAGTGCCGTACGCGGAGCCGGGGTAGTTGCGCGGATAGATCGAGATAGTAACTGATGGCGAAGAGGTCGTAGACCCCAAGAACTTGATATCCGGGATGATGCGGGAGACGAAGCCGAAGTTGTGTCCGTCACCGATGTCAAAGTCAGACGACTCAATGAAGCAAGTAATTGGGTGCGCCACACCCGTCGCAACGTCGTCCCAACCAACCTCGTGATACAGGACTTGGTTCGGTGCCGTCATCGAAACGGTAGTACCCGTTGTGTGAGAAGCCGCAGTTGACGATACTCCAGCGGGACTATTCGCGCCTCGTATGCATCCAGTCAAAGTGTCGCCGCTGACGCCCGTGTAAGTGATGTACTCACTATCAATTAATACTGTACCGGCTCGTGGATACGACGAAGCGTCAAGCAAAGCGATAGAAGTGACAGATGAATTGATGTCCGTCGCAAGGTAAGAAGTCTGGATGCTGAACGACAGCATCGGATAGTCACGGATGGACTGCGGAGAGAACGCAGATCGGTTCAAGCTGCCGTATGACCATACGTTTTCAAGGTAGTTGTAGATTACTACCGTGTCATTCACCGTGCTGCCCGTGCTTGGGTAGAACCACCAGATTTCACTGAATGCTTCGTTGTTACCGCACATGACCTGTGCGATCTGATCTTTATTCAACGTACTGAAGATGTGCTGGCGAATCGTGCAGGGCAACGTATTTACACGACCGTCGTATACGAAGAACTTATCTAAGCCCATCCAGTACACGGCGTTGTTGACGTTGATCACCGCATTCTGAGAGGCAATCGAAACGTCCTGATCAAGCAGGGTGAATCCAAACACAAACGGAGGCCCGAGGTACTGCATCGAGTACACAGCTGTATCCGTCCAAATCACAATTTCCTGACGAGCAGTTGTCGCCGTTACGATCTTGGAGCCATTAGCAATACGTTGCTCACCTGACTGGTTAGTAACTTCAGGCACCCATTCATACGGGTTGTCTGCATCCGACCAACGCACTAACAACGGATCAAACGACGTACTGAAATTAGTCGGGTCGTAAGGATTAGATCCAAAGCAAACCGTAAAGTCGTCAACCGGAGAGTCAATAATTAACCCGGTTTCGTCAGGCACATGCCGTCCAGCATAGCTAAAGCTCAGAGCCGAAACCGTGGCTGAAGCCGTTGTAGCTGTTGAGATAGTGACTGAAGTGCTGCCATCCCATGCCGCAGTGACATACGTGCCTGAGACAATACCACTGCCTGAGATGACTGAACCGGTGTTAATACCCGTAGCATCAGCTACGACGAGCGTGACAGAACCCGAAGCGTAAGCTGCTGTTGTGGTCGTTTTAGGTACAGAGTTAGCTTTCTCTTCAAGCGTGATAGCCCGTGCCCACGTAGTAGTGTCATTAGTCCAGTAGTAAATCGGACCGTTGTTCTCAGCAAAGATCAGGTCATTACCATAGTTAAACTGTGACCACAAACGCAGCGGAACACCCTGCGGAGTTGAAGAACCCCAACCGCCTGATCCCCACGGAGGACCGCCCCAACCGACGTTGGACGTATAGACAGCGGTACCAGCATCAATGTCGATACTGGCAATAACTAATGAACCGCCGCCGGTCGTAGATGAACTAGCAGCAGTTGGGGTTACGATCACGAGCGAGTTATCGCCCGGAACTTCTATGATCTCAAACTGCCCATTTAGGGTCAGACTGCCTACCGAAGTCGCGCCAGAAAAGGTGACATAGGTGCCGACTGACGAACCATGTCCTGAAGCAATTACGGTGACAAAATTACTGCCCGCCGTAGTTACAAACGGATTTTGCGTCAGATTAAGTGAGCTACCAAGCGGGGTAATGTCGTGATATTCGCCGCCCAGTTCGACATAAAACTTCTGATTTGTGCCGACGCCCAACAGGTTAAGGCCATCAATCGTGACCCAATTCCACAATGATCGAGCAACGCCTTTAAATGTGGACAGGATGGTGGAAGAGTTTATCCAGCCACCGATCTTTTGGGCGTAGCCACCACGGAAACGCACCTTGTCTACGACGAAGTAACCCCCCTCGCCCGCATAGTTGGTGGTTTCGCGATTGACGCCGGGGCGGAATTCGACCTTCTGAAGTGGCATTACATAACCCCCGACAAGTACAGCGCACGTTCGTCCATACGCCGTTTAATCAGTCCCGGCAGTACTTTACCACCGGCCTTCGTCCATTTCATAAACTCGTCGGCTGCTTCCTCCAGTTCGCCCCGGTTGGTCTTCATCCGAAGGGAAGAGCGTTGGAGATTGCCGAGACCCACGTTGAAGGCAAAACTGACAAGAGAATCGAAGACTCCCTGATTGCCAACAGCAGCAGGGCAAAGTCGAACCACACCACGCTCAAACCGACGAAGGTCTTCAGCAAGTATCCGGTCCACCTCGTCCATCGTGATAACCCGGTCCCAGCCTGCGGGTATCGGTAGATTCTTGCGCTCCTCATACTTCACCGTAGCGTGAGCGGGGTCAATCACATGGCCGACGCCCACCGTCCACAAAAGCGCCGGGCAGCGGTAAGGCTTAGTCCTCACCCCTTCGTGGTGTTTGATCATCTGGATGGCGGCAGGGCTGACTTTCACTTCTTGCCGAACGCCTGCGTGCCGAACCAAAAGGCGATGATTGAGGACAAAATCAACATCTCGTCATCCGAGAACACTTCAGCCATCGCAGCGGCAAACGGTACACCCGTGTTGTAGGCGTACCAAACACCAGCAATGTTGATAGCAACAAGTTCCAGCACGAAGATATAAGTAACGACCGGGCGGACGCTGGCGCGGAGATTGATCATCCACTGCGAGGCACCCTTGCCGATTTCCATATCGTGCTGGTACAGGGCTTGGCGTTCCTCGCCTGCCGTCTGCGTCTGGATTTGCTCTAACTTAATTTCCTCAACCCGTGCCTGTGCAATAAACCCACGCTCTGCGAGGGCTAGTTCGCGCTCTTTCTGAGCGGCAACAAGGGCAAGTTCGTGCTTTTTGTCCTGCCGGTCTTGGAAGATTTGCAGAATCTTGGGTAGCCCACCCGCGAGGAAGGACAGGAAAGTTGAGATTAACGTCATCATGATCAGTACTCCTTACCAAGCCGATCTTTAATCAGCGCATAGTCGGCAGCGTACTGCTCCCGTACAAAGTCTTTAACCTTCTGCGTAATTACACTACGACCAAAGTTAGTAGATACATTGTAATTTTGGATTGGTTGGGCGTAGTTATTGGTAATACGGCGCAGTTCATACTCAAAATTTTGATAGTCCAAAGCAATTACGTTTGGCGTATCAAACCAAAGGTATTGTGGTCTGAATATGCCGCCTATGACGTTGTAGTTGTCCAACTGATCAAACATATCAACAACTTCGTCATATGTAATTTCTTCGCGAGTTTTATTTATTTCATGATCTCGAAGGTATCTAGTAAGAACATCAGCCGCGCTTGGAATTTGTTTTAAAAACAGTATGCAACTTTCAAATCGGGCTAATGGGTCTCGCACAAATCCGTACATCGAATATCCAGCAAGGTTGGGATATTTGACAATCATTTCTGACGGATATGAATGATGTTCGCCAATAAATTTCCAGCCTATTTTATGTAAAAAATCTTGAGCAGTAGTGCTTCCAGTTTTAGGTGGAAGTACAAAAGCTTGTTTTGTAAGTTTGTGAAACCACATTACGGCAACTCCGACTCATCCACCGGAATAGCATCAGCGAACCCGCCGGTTCTCTTCTGTGCAGCGATCTTTTCTTCAGTTGTCGGGCAAACAAATACATCAGTAACTGGATCGTATACGTGCCCTATTCCGGCGTATATCCCACGAATGTTGCCGTGATACGATGTTTGTTTCCAAAGCGTTCCCGTACCAAACAACGACTGACAAAAAGCAATTCCAAGTTCTTCTGATTCGTTACCGTTTTCATCAAGTAATTCGTTATTGTTTACAACAATTACCTGCAATACAGGATATCCAGTGACGTAGGTGTTCTCGGCAACCAAAACCGTAACTGTATCTGTACCAAGTTGTGCAAAGTGAGCCATACAAAACCTTTAGAACGTGATTGAACCAGAACCGGTCCACTGGTAAATACGATAGCCGCCAGACGTAGTAACGCTGGGAGAGCCGGTAGTAGAAGCCGCAGCAGGATACGTAGATGGATAACGAACAATCACGATACCGGAACCACCATTTCCTGCTGATGGAAAAATCGCCCCGGTAGGAAATTGCATACCAGCACCGCCGCCGCCACCGCCAGTATTTGCTGAGCCTGCTGTGCCGCTTCCTGCATTACCCACTCCGCCGTTGCCACCGCCACCAGATCCACCAGTAAACGCGGTTGACGCGTTTCTACCGCCACCGCCGCCACCGGCATAAGTGACAGATGAACCAGAATACGAAGAAGCAGAACCGTTGCCACCGTTACCCGGACTACCGCCCGCTGCACCAGCACCACCTCCGCCGCCACCTCTTTGTTCGCCAGTGCCGCCGCCTATTGCTGAGGTGCCACCAGCATTACCTTGCCCCGAAGTGCCATTACCACCGTTATAGGCAACGCCAAATTTAAAACTCTGATAAAGAACGTGGTAAACGTTGTCGGCTGTACCGCCACCGCCGCTACCGCCGCTGCTACCTGTTTCATCGCCGCCATCATCACCACCAGCGCCGCCGCCAGTAGAGGTGATATTGCTAAATACAGAATTTGACCCGCTAGTTTTATTAACGTTGGCTGTACCACCAGTACCACCGCCGCCCACAGTGACCGTATAGGTAACACCTTTTGTTACAGCAAATGCGGTTGCTGTTCTAAATCCGCCGCCACCGCCGCCGCCGCCAGATCCAACAACCTGCCACGGATAGCCATGAACACCATAGTAATAACCACGGCCGCCGCCACCGCCGCCAGCGACAACAAGGTAATCAACGTTCGGTGTTACGTTGGCCTTACCCCAAAAATCAGTTGGCATGGTGATTGCGCCGCTAGCTTTACCAGCGAGAGAACGCACATCAGCGTCATTTAATGAAATTTGTCCGGTAGCAGATTTGCCTAGCTCAAGAGCAATAGATTGCCCTGCGGTAGAACCGGCAAGACTAATTGGACCTGATCCATTAAGTGGCATGGCTTACTTCTTCCCTTCCAAAGTTTCGACCTTGGCAGACAATTCCTTGATTGCCTCGATCAGAAGTGGTACTAGCCGTTCGTAACGAACAGTCATGTAGTTTTGACCAGATGCACTCTCACCGCCCGGTGCCATATCAAACGGTGCTAGAGCCACAACGTGCGGCAGCACGGCAGCAACTTCCTGAGCCGAAACACCGACCTGTTGCTCGCTGCTGTTAAACCCAAACGATTTGGCTAGTTCATTCTCTACATAAAAATAGCCGCCCAAAGACTTCACTTTTTGAAGTGCATCTGGAATCGAACCTTGGAAGTTCTTCAGTCGAGCGTCGGAGTAGTAAGCAGTGATGTTATTAGTGGCAAGAATTTCTCCCGCTGTACCAGACGCTGCCGTGCCTACGCCAAGCGAATTGACTCGGCCACTACCTGAATAAGTAACCGTTGTACCAGTCAGAGTCGTTATGTTGGCTGAACCGTAAGTAGCCGTCGTACCCGTGAGGGTCGTGATGTTGGCTGAAGTAGAACTTAGATTCGTAACCGTGGCCGATGTATAGGTAGCCGTCGTACCGGCAAGGGTCGTAATGTTAGCTGAGGCATGAGTCGCCGTCGTGACGTTCATGCTAGTACCGGTCAGGGTCGTAATCCCTGCCGAGGTTGAAGTCAACGTCGTAATCGTGGCCGAAGTCGCCGTCAGATTAGATACGGTAAAACTGTTCGTGCCAAAGTCAGCGATGTAGTTCAGGCCATTGACGATATCCGTGCCGTTCGACACAAGGACAACTTTCTTACCCGTAGGAACCGAAACGCCAGTCTGTCCCGTAACCTTGACCGTTACTGCACCCGTAGAATTGTTGTAGATGAAGTAGAGCTTCTTGTTAGCCGGGACGATCAGGTTAGTGTTAGTACCACCCGTGCCGGTCAACTCAATAAACATGTTACGGGCAACACCGGTCGCGCCGTTCGGGATGGTCAGCGTAGTATCTGTACCCGTAGCAACGGCTTGAGTGACGTAACCGGAGATGGCCTGCTCAAGCAGCGTACCGAGATTGGTATTTGTAGTATTACCCCACGTACCCGCGCCTTCGCCGGTAGTCAAAAGGGTCAAGGCCAGATTTGTACTGTAAGTAGCCATTTAAAACCTCACGCCGCAACCTGTGTCCAATTTGGATTTTGTGTATCGTCAACAGGAGTCCAAGGACCGGTCGGGACCGGAACAATATTACCCCAAACAAGCACTTGGGCTACAACGCCCGTGCCGACAACCCCTGTGGGGAACACAACCGCCCCCGCAGACGTAGTAACCGTACCGACCGCGCCCTGTGCAGATACTCCTGTGACCGGAACACCCGCCCCTGCCGCTGCCGTAGCTGTGCCAAGCTGACCTGTACCTTCGACACCGGTAACAGCCAAAACCTGATCGGTAATAACAAAAACATCGCCAACAAAACCAGCGGTCGTAACCCGGAACGGAATAATTGTCGCGCCTGCCGCGACTGTGACATCACCAACTTCACCCGTGGCTTCAACGCCTGTGACGGGAACATCGACAATAACGGCGACAGAAACTGTTCCGACCGCACCTGTGGCCTCAAGACCAGTAACAGCCAAGACCTGATCAGTGACGACAAAGACTGTACCTAGCTGACCATTAGCGGCAACTCCCGTAACAGGAATAACCGACTCGGCAACAACCGTGACATCGCCAAGTTGTCCAGTAGCCTCAACCCCTGTAATACCGACAGGAGCAGATGCAGCAACTGCAACATTCCCAACGAAGCCGGTAGCCTCGACCCCCGTGACTTCTGCCACGATGGTAATGAAGATTGAAACGTCGCCAAGCTGTACGGTGGCAGCAACACCACTCGGGAATACGTTGGCAGGGGCTACAACAAGGACATCACCAAGCTCACCGGTAGCACTTACCCCAGTTACAGATACGTTGACATCGCCGCTACCAAGATCAGCAAATGGTGCGGCTGCAAATGGGGTAAAACCGAACACAGCTTATCTGCCTGCCTTCAGTGCTTCGACCTCCGCCTTCAACTCCTTGATGGCTTCGATCAAGAGCGGGACCAACTTCTCGTACCGAACGGTCATGTAGTCCTCGCCAGACTTGCTCTTGTTCTCTGCATCCATATCAAACGGAGCAGGAGCAATGACTTCTGGCAGGATCGCTTTGACTTCCTGAGCCGAGACGCCAACTTGAAGTTCTTTGTTGTTAAACCCGAACTCTTCAGCCTTCTCGTTCTCGGTGTAGTAGTAGCCATTCAACTGGCTGACTTTGTACAGTGCATCACCGATCTTGCCCTTGAAGTCCTTGAGGCGAGCGTCGGAGTAGTAGGCAGTTACGTTGTTGGTTGCGCGAATTTCACCGCTCGTACCTGATGCAGCAGTGCCGACACCGACAGAATTAAATTGTGAGTTTTGCGAAGTTCCGCTAAACCCGTCTGCAATTCTTGCGGAGTCAACGCGAACACCGTAGGTATTAGAACCGTTCCAGCCCATCAATGTGGGATACGTACCAATCCAAGCAATTTGAGAGTTTGTGTTATTTACCGACGCTCCGTTCGGTGCTGTACTAGCAGAAGCATCAAAAATAACGTGGCCGTTACCGTAGGCCTTCCACGCCAACATTCCTACGGTACTACTAATTACAGAAGGAGAAGTGCTCCAATTTGAAGAGTCGCGAGTTGGAACTGCTCCGACCGTGTTGTAGCTAACCGTTAGCGCCCCGCTACCATTGAACGTAGACCCGCTTGCGCCACCTGAACCGCCGTTATTGAACGTGACAGAGTTTGTAGTATTAGCAGTGATGGTGATGTTGGCACCACCATTGAAACTCGTACCATTAATCGTTCGGGCGTTTTGAAGCAGAGTTGCCGTACCAGCGTTGCCAGTAATGCTTCCAGCAATCGTATTGGTTACAGTCAGGCTCGTGGCCGAGATGTTTGTAATCGCAGCCGAAGCACCACGAAGCTGTGTAGTAGCTGTTGTACCAAACGTCGTACCCGTTAGAGTCGTTATGTTGGCAGACGTAATACTCAGGTTAGCCAGTGTGAGACTAGTCAGCGCGAGGTTCGTTACCGTGGCTGAGGTGTATGTAGCCGTCGTGCCCGAAACAGTCGTGACCGTCGCACTCGTGAAGTTACCGTTGGAGTACGTAGCATTCGTGCCCGACACCGTAGCAATCGTGGCGGAGGTAGCAGCGAGTTGAGATATCGTGCCGCTTGAGAACGTGACGTTCGTGCCAGAGAGCGTGGCAATCGTGGCAGAGGTAGTTCCCAACTGAGTGATGTTGGCACTACTAAACCCAGCAGTCGTACCTGTGACCGTCGTGATGTTAGCCGAGGAACCCGTGATCGTCGTGATGGACGCACTGACCGCAGCCGTAATCGTGGCACTAGAAATCGTCGCGCCTTGATCCAGAACAACACTGCCCGTACCAGTCGAGTTGGCGATGCTGATATCCGGAGTTGTGCCGCCGCTTGATGCAAGTGGGCCTGTGGCTGTGACAGCCGTGACCGTACCACCCAAGCCCGTAGCAGACAGAGTAATGCTGCCAGCACTGTTCGTGATGGAGACGCCCGATCCTGCCGTGAGGGTCGAGAGCGTGTAGTTTGATCCGTTACCAATCAGCAGTTGGCCGTTGGCCGGAGAAGTCGTGAGCCCCGTGCCACCGCTAGCAACCGTAACAGGCGTATTAAGTGCAATTGAGCCTAGGGTAATCGAAATCCCGTTACCCGCCGAATACACTTGAGCCTGACTAAACTCAGCGAACGTAATCGCGGTTGAGCCAAAGACAATAACACCCGGCGTATTGCAGACGTAGGCTGCGCCTTTCTGAGTCGTACCGCCCGTTGTGAAGAAGTAGCTACCAAGGTCAAGCGAGTCAGAACCACCCTCGCCGTACGTATCGGCGTCAGATGCACGGGTCATGACATACGGAGTTGAAACCGTACCAACCGTCGTTACAACGTAGATACCGTTTTCAGCCTGATCGTCACAGTCCTTGATGAGGACACGCTGCGCTGCTTGAGCCACCGTGCTGTCGATAACCAAGGTTCCGTTGGCCGTAGCCGTCAGAGTCGCGCTAACACCCGCAGTACCGTTGTTGTAGTTGTCGTTTCGTCCTGAACCGGCTGGAGTGGTTAGGACAACGGCTTCGTGAATGTGCAGAGCAGCCGATGTCATGTTATCGACGTACAACTTCGTAGCCGCATCGGAGTCCGCACTCGGGTACCCAACATCCGTAATAACGCCGGATGACACACTGATGTTGCCCGACACACCAAAGTTGACGGACTTCTCAGACGGGTAGGTAACGAATACCTTTTTCTGTCCTGCGGAAAATCCAACCTTCGCACCGCTCGCGCTTGATGACAGCACCGTATCTCGGGAGAGCGTCGTCCCCGATGAGGTGTACGTACCGATGCCTACTTCCCACTGGGTGTCACCCGCGATGGTGTAGTAGGTTTCGTTTCCGTTTCCTATGACCGCAAAAGACTGATACCCCGGCTCAGCACCAGCCAGAGTAATCGTCCCACTGCCAGTCGTAGTCGTCGTCTCAAGGACGCGATCAGCAAGCACGAGGGCCATGTAACCCTCCGATTAAGCGATACGAAGAATAGCAGTCGAAGCCGCAGCAGCCGGGAACTGGATGGTGAAGTTACCCGCCGTCGAGGTCTTGTCACCACCAAACGCCAGCACCGCCACAGCCTTGTCACCCTGAGTTGCGTTGTAGATCAAAGCACCGTTGGCCGTGATCGTCGCGCTCGGGAAGGTCAAATCATCGAAGTCGATGAAAGCCGTCGTGCTGCTAGAAGTCGGTACCTGCGAGATCGTCAATGTCAGCCCACCCGCCGTGTAGTTCGTACCAGACGAAGAGACTTCATCCGCCGAAGAGTAAGCCGTGGTAGCGGCACTCAACGTAGCCGACGAAGTATAGAGGGCCAGCTTGAACACATCCGCAGCCGTCGAAGCGCGGATCACGCCGGTACCAAAGTTGTGGATGCCGTCAAGGATTTCTACCTTGAACGACGTTGCCATTGCTTGAGTAATAGCCATTAGAGGTCTCCAATTAAGTGTGCGATTTCCGCATAGCCTTGTTGATCTAGTTTCTTACATATCATCTTGCGCTCGGCCACTTGAGCCTCGCTGAGATACTTCACCAGCCAATAATGCAGTGCTTCCTTTGAGTCGGCACTGAGTATGCGGTTAGCCGCACGTTCTGCAATTTCTTCGACAGTGTGCTCACGGTTATCCGTGGTCTGTACAAACACACTGCCAATCTCTGATCCGCCTACGAAACTCATGTGACAGGAATCCTAACTTGTCCAGACCGGTACGCATCCTGACGATCCAAGCCGTCACCGAGGCGCTTCAACTGGCCGAGGGCTTCTTGGTACTTCTGCTCGTAGTAGGTCATCATGTCCTGCTCACCCTTCAAGTAGGTGTACGCCTCGCGCAACGACCCGTAGAGCAAAACAGAATCAAAGTTATTACCGAGCCAAGAAGTCCCCGCCGTCACGATGGATACCGGGTAGTAATAGTAGTGCAATTCCGCAGTATAGTTTGCGTTTGGGGTCGGCCCCAGCAACATCGTCGTAGCATCGAAGATAGCGTAGTACTTAGGCTTACCTGAAGTCGCCGGGAACGGGTACGAGGCTCGGATGAAGTTCACATCCTTATTGAGCATGTACTCGTATTCGCCCGTCGTACCATCAATTACCGCTATCGAAAACGTTGAGAGCCAGTCGGTCGGCAGCGTCATGTATTGGTTGCCGTTGCTCATCGAACCGGTGACGTTTTTACGAAGTGCCGGAAGCTGGACCGTGTTGTAAATGCGCTGCTCAGCAACCTCCACAAAAGTAGGAATATTCGCCACGAAGGAAGTCTCCGTGGACTGACAGTAGTCCTGAATCAGTTGTGTAAGCTCTGAGTAATTCATTAGCTCCAGCCTGCGCGAACCTTACCGTTGTTCTGCAAATTGATTTGCGAGACGAACTTCTTACCCTTGGTGGCAGCGCCAGCACCCTTCATATCCATGTGGGTGACGCCCTTGTTGACATCCTTTTCAGGATAGCCATTCTGCCCAGTCGAGTCGGTGTTCGGCTTAATCTTGCCGGGGTTCAGTTCTTTCATGGCACTTACCTCGGGCCAGAGGACTTACGGACCGGGCTGCGCTGGTTCATCACCTTCGCCATGTTCCGACCGTACTTCTTCATTTCGCTGTTGGTCTTGCCACCAGCACGAAAGCCCTTAGCGTTTTTGCCGTGAGCCTTGTTCGCCGGAAGTTTGGCGTGTTCCTTCAAAGTCATAGCCATCTCAATCTCCTAGGTCGTAACGACCGTTACCGTTCCTACTTCACCAGCCGGGGCTAGTGTGTTCGGAGTTAGTTCCGCATCGAAAGATCTTGATCCGCCGACCGGGTTCCAACCCCATTGTATCTGACGGCTACCGTTTGCGCCGTCATTGCCCACAGCAAAGTAACTCGTATCCGGTCTCGGATTCCGCAAAGCCTGCGGATCGTCCACGGGATACAAACCAAGCGATAACTGCGGTTGATCTGGCTCCCAACACTCCGGACATACCAAGATGTTGACGTTCTTGGTTTTGATTACAATGGACTTCAACTGCCGGAGCTTGTATTGAAAGCCACAGCGGTCGCACATCGCAATCGCGTTTTTGCCACTGGCAAACCTGTTTGGCATTAGTAGCCACCCAAGAAACTCTCACGTGGGACGAATCGCACCGCCGCCTTTTCGCGGTCTTCACCTGCCGCAAGATCCCAAGCCTCGTCGTACTGAGCCTTCAAAATGGCTGTACGTCCTTCTGCTCCGGGGATCTTCATCGACAGCATATAAGCCAAGCCTGCAACCATACAGGGCAGAAAACGGAACGGGATATCTTGCCCATTCACGCCTGTACCGGGGTCAAACATCCGCCGCAACCGCGTGTAGTACAACGTCCACGTGGTCGAATTGTCAGGCTTCGGCCAAACCGTAAATTGCGGGTAAACCACCACATCGTCGGCACCCGTAGCGCCAGTACGTCGATTGATCCAAATCTGAATCGGGCGACCCGTCGCGTTCTTGTTCGGGATCGACACGTAGGTGCTGGACGAGATACGGCTGATATTGATGTCCTGCTGATTCGTCCCAGAGCCAGTGCGGATTACGTGGTCAAGCAGATCAACCGTATCCACCGGCAGGTCATACGTACCGACGTTGTAGGTCAGGGTGTGGGTGCCCTGCTCCAGCGTCCACAGGTTGATGCCACGGTTAGCCCAGTCCATCAGCAAAAGCGACAGACTACGCTTTGACGTACGGAAGTCATAACCCGTACGCAGTTCAGAACCGCAACGCTCGTAAGCCTCTTCAATGATCGTGTTGAGGTCGAGGTTAAAGTCGGTTGTAGCTGTAGTCTTGTCAGCCATTACTTCCTCGCTGTCACTACGTCGTCACCCTTGGTGACGGTGACATGATCGCCTTCTACATC